GAGAAAAGCTGCCCTGGCTAATGAGATTTTTCCAACAGGTACACCGGACGGTGATAACCTGGAAAAGCAGGTTTGGGACGATCTGGAAAAAATAGCATATCATAACGACTCCCAAATTGTTACCTGGGCAGGATGTAAACGTTACGCAAAAGAGCCGTCAATTCACATAACCGTTGAAAGACATACCTAGAATGGCAGCACCCAAACTGAAATATCGCGATGAATTTCCTGCCATTGCACGTTCAATGCGGCGTGAAGGATATTCCCTCAAAGAGATAGCTAAAAAATTTAGCGTCTCAGTATCAACTTTGCTTCGTTGGGCATACGGCCATAAACGACAGGCCAGTCCTCTAACCCCGCAACAAATGAAGGAACTATCGAAGGCGCTACAAGAAAGCAAAGAAGAGTTCCTGGCTAATGTAAAAGCTAGCCTGGGTCGTAGAGCTGTAGGATATAACTATACTGAAACTAAGAGGTTTGGATCATGGGTTACAAATAAAGAAACAAAAAAGAGAACTTTTATAGTTACTCGTGAAGAGAGAGCAAAAAAGAGAATGGCACCTGATGTTGCTGCTTGTATGGTTATTCTGACCAATATAGGTGGTTGGAAGCATCGTCAGAGCTTAGAACATACCGGTCCGGATGGAGCACCGCTTAACAATACCAATCAACCCCAGGTATTTATCTATTTACCAGACAATAACAGAGGAGACAATCACAATGAACCAGCAAAACAAATTACAGAAATCCCTCAGCCGTCAGTTAATTGATGCGGCGAGTAATGAACCAGACTTTATCAATTGTGGCTATGAAGCAATGAAGAAGTACATTGAGGAGATACACGAAGAACTCCAGCAAAAACTCGTTGAGGCAAATCAACGAGCCGATAAATCGGTAGCTGGCATGAACCTGCAAGAGTCGCAACTCTATCGACTAAAAGAGAAGCTCGCAGCCGAGAAAGAGCGGGCGGATGTGTATCAGGCGGTGGTGAAAGAAGCAAAGAAATCAGTCCATTACTATAATGGTAATTGTTATTGTGAAGGCTGTGAAGCTATAAGATCCCTCCCCATCCCAGAAAGCGAGGACAGAGATGAGTGACCAAATAATCGGTCAAGGAGAATGCTCTATACATGGATGGTACGAAGGATGTAGGGTTGGGGCGGATTGTCCTGGTTGTAAAAAAGAAATGACCAACAAACCTGAACCGCCGCCTGTTCCTGAGGAGTTGAAGCGGCTTAAAACAAACTTTGATGATCTTGATAAAGCTCATCCTAAAATACCAACCGGGGAAATTGGTGGCGAAAAATCTATGAAATACTACTTGAAGGTAGGTTTAGCAAAACAAGAATATCTTACCTTCGCCGCCAACAACATGACCGAGATCATAAAGCTGATGGAGGCTGGGGTGAAGTGGGAAGTGTTTATAAATAAAATCAAAGCAGGTGAATTTACACTTGAGATAGATGCAACACAGGAGACCACATAAAAACTTTCTGTGCTTGGGCGCATCACTTAATCGAAAAATAAATGGAAACAGCAATCCAAAACATAGTTAGAATAGCACCGCAACCTGGACCGCAGACAGCGTTCCTACAGTCATCCGCAGACATTGCCATATTTGGTGGTGCAGCAGGTGGTGGCAAGAGTTACGGGGTGCTATTAGAACCAATCCGGCATTTTATGTCAGTCTCTGCCTTTGGTGGTGTTGTGTTCCGGCGTACATCGACACAGTTCCGGGCTGAGGGCAGCCTATGGGATATTAGCCGGGAGATTTACCCGTATATTGGCGGAGATCCCAAAGAGGCGACGCTTCAGTGGAAGTTCCCTAATGGCTCAAAGCTTAAAATGGCGCACTTGCAATATGAGAATGACGTCCTTGATTGGCAGGGTGCGCAAATCCCATATATAGGCTTTGATGAATTAACGCACTTTACAGAGTACCAGTTCTTTTATATGCTTTCACGAAGTCGATCACTATGCGGTGTAAAGCCATATATCAGAGCTACCTGCAACCCAGATCCTGATTCATTTGTCGCTGAGATTGTCAAGCAGCATTGGGTTGACAAAGAAACTGGTTATGCAATACCAGAACGAAGCGGTGATATCAAATGGTTTCTCCGAATAGGTGATGAATTGCGTTGGTCAGATAGCAGACAGGAGCTTATTGATAAATTTAGTGGTATTGCAATTCTTGAATCTGGTGAGGATATAGCGCTTGAGCCTAAATCTATAACATTTATTCCATCGCGAATTCAAGATAATAAGATTTTAATGCAGAAGGATCCTGGTTATATTGCTAACTTAATGGCATTGCCCAGGGTTGAACGTGAAAGGCTATTAGGTGGTAACTGGAATATCAGACCAACTGCGGGTGATTATTTCAAAGAGGAGTGGTTTGAAATTGTTGATCAACCGCCAACGGTAAGTCAGAAAGCCAGGGGTTGGGATAGGGCAGCGACTAAGCCATCAGCAGAGAATAGAGATCCTGATTGGACCGCTGGCGTGTTAATGAGCCAGAATAACGCAGGTACGTACTTTATTGAAGATGTTTGTCTATTACGCGATACGCCAAGGAACGTGAAACAAGCGGTTCTCAATATGGCGAGCCAGGATGGGTTTGGTGTTTGGATAGCGTTATTAAGGGATCCTGCGCAGGCTGGGATAGCAGAGATTGAAGGGTATCTTGATGATCTAGGGGGGTACTTAGTTGACTCGGTGCCTGAGATGCCAGGCCGGACAAAAGAAATTAAGGCAGCTACGTTGTCTGTTCACGCAGAGGCAGGTAATATAAAGATATTACGGGCTCCGTGGAATAAGAAGTTCATCAGCGAATTAGTTAATTTCCCAATAGGGCATGATGACCAGTTGGATGGCATGTACGCAGCATTCATGTCATTAAACGGGAGATCATCATCAATGAAATCAGGCGGATGGGATTTATAATGAATAATCAAACAATACCTCAGCCGGTTGTGGCTCCGGCAAAATGGGATTCTACAAAGGATTTCCGTGTAGCCGGTTGGGTTAATGCTATATCCGGCATGAATATTCAAGGTCGTGATCCGAAAGTGTCTACGTTCTTTAGAACTGGAACGTGGTTGCAACAGACTGAGCTTTCTGAAATGTATCGGTCAGGTGGCTTGGCAAGGCGGATTATTGACCTGGTGGCAAATGAAATGATCCGTGAATGGTTTGTGATTAAAGGTGATCCGGATGGGGTTTTATTACAGGAACTTGCGCGGATTAATACACAAGCCTCGCTTTTAAAAATGCTTAAATGGGCACGGCTTTATGGC